GCCTGCTCAAGACGGCGGACTGCAAGCTGGACCTGGACAAGGCCAAGGCGCTGATCGAGCATGCCCGGTGGATGGCCAGCAAGGTCAACAAGCCCATGTATGGCACCACCGACCTGCCTGCGGCAGCTACCACCGTGAGCTACGTTTTCAATGTCAATGGCTCGGCCCAGATCGTCGCGGGGCCAGCGCCTCATGCCCTGCAGCAGCCGACTGAAGATGTGCGTACGCTGCCGGTGACGATTGCGTTGCCGGGGGTGGCGGAGCCGGAGCTGGGGCCGTTCGCGGATGAGCCTGGGCCGGTGGAGCGTGAGTTTGCTGCAGCGTGGGGAGAAGGCGAGTGAGAGACGGAGAGGAAAGGCCCAACGGGTGGTGCATCCGGCGTTATCCCGAGGGCGACGTTGGTGGGGTGGCCTTTGATTGCCCGGGGTGCGGAGGAGACTGCTTCGTGCCAATCGGCATACCCAGTGGATGGACATGGGACGGCAATGAGACCGAGCCGACTCTGGAGCCATCACTGGGGCAGCGGTGCTGCGGATGGCATGGCTACCTGCGAGCTGGGAAGTTTGTCCCGTGTTGAAACTGGTCGAACTTTCTCCACGCTGGATAATTCCGGCCTATTGGTGCGCAGAAGATCCATTCTACTTCGGCATTTCCTTTCTGTGCCCACATTGTGCGGTTGATCTTCCGCTGCATGGAGAACTACGCCGGCGGCGCTTGGCGGTTAGATTTTGGCCCCCGATAGATCCCACAGATTGGAGTTCTCGTTTTCTTTCTCCGATGGCCCCAGAGGGGCACAAGCGGCTACGCGGTGAGACATTCGAGACTCTAACCTTGGAGCCTAGCATCTCGTTCGATAGTATCGGTCATTGGCATGGCTGCCTCATTGATGGAGAGATGCGATGAAGCCCTACACCGTCGGCGACCGCTTCAACCTACTGGAGGAAGACATCCACGGGATCATCACGGACATCATGTGTGACGGAGTAACGGTCGAACCCTATGCGCTGGTGGTGGCCATGGACGATGGCCAGTGGGCGACGATCGACCTGAGCAAGATCACTTCGCCGGTGCTGCACTGATGGCTCTACAGCCCAACGTCTACCGCCAGCCCTCGCCAGCCAACACGACGCGCGACACGGTGAACCAGGCCCGGGCGATCGTCAAGCAGTACACCGCGAGCCCAACGCTGACCCGGCTGCACATGAGCCGCATGTTCCTGAAGTACGCGGAGGGTCCGGTCGGCAGCGGAAAATCCACGGGATGCATGATGGAGATCATGCGGCGGGCGTTCGGGCAGGAGCCGGATCAGCACCAGGTACGCAAGAGCCGGTGGGCCATCATCCGCAACAGCTACCCCGAGCTGAAGTCCACCACCATCAAGACGTGGGAGCTGTGGGTGCCCAACGAAGTGGCGCCAGTGGTCTTCGGGGCGCCCATCACCTGCAACTTCAAGCAGAACCTGGCCGATGGCACGCGCGTCGAGCTGGAGGTCGTGTTCCTGGCGCTGGACCGGCCCGAGGACATCAACAAGCTGCTCTCGCTGGAGCTGACCGGCGCGTACATCAACGAAGGGCGCGAGATCCCGTGGGAGATCATCGAGGCGCTGATCGGACGTATCAACCGCTACCCCCAGATCACCGAGAGCGCGACGGGCGAGAAGATCGGCGGGGCGACTGAGCCTGGCATCGTGGTCGACTCCAACCCACCCCACATCACACACTGGCTGTACACGAAGTTCGAGATGGGCGACGTGCCCAAGGGCTGGGAGAAGTTCCAGCAGCCGGCAGCCGTGTACTGGGAAGACCCGACGCAGAGCTGGCAGCTCAACCCCGATGCGGAGAACCTGCGCTTCCTGCCGGATGGCTACTACCAGCAGCAGCTGGACTCGGCCGAGGATACCTACATCCGGGTCATGCTTGCCAACGAGTTCGGTGCGAGCCGCAAGGGCCGGCCGATTTTCTCGCTGTACAGCGAAGCGCGGCACGTCGCCAAGACGAAACTGGAGCCGGATCGCCAGTGGCCGCTGATCGTGGGGCTGGACTTCGGACTCAACCCGGGCTGCGTGATTGGGCAGTTGACGCGCCGCGGCATCCGCATCACCGATGAGATCCCCACGAGCGACGAGTCCTTGGAGGACTTCCTGGAGACGTACCTGGTGCCGCTGCTGGCCAAGCGCTATGCAGGCTACCCGGTGACCGTGGCAGGCGATCCGGCCGGGCGCGGTCGATCGGCCAACGACAAGCGCACCTCGTTCGACATTCTGGGGCAGTTCGGTCTCAAGGGCTTCCCGGCCTACACCAACAGCTTCCAGGTGCGCAAGGAAACGGTCGACCACTTCCTGCGCCGCGACGAGGGGCTGATCATCAGCCCGCACTGCACGAATCTCCGCGAGGCCATGGCCACCGGCTACGTGTGGAAAGAGTCGCGCAACAACAAGGGCGCCAGCCTTGACATCGCAGACAAGAACGAGTTCTCGCACGTGGCCGACGCGGCTCAGTACCTCTGCCTGTGGGCGAAGTACGGCTACCGCCCGCAGCCCATCAAGGATCATGGCCCGAAGAAAAAGACCATGATGATCTAGCCCTTGCCTTGTCAGTCATTGACGGGGCGCGGGGGTTCGCGTAGGGTCGGGCCTATTCCGTGGGGAGCCCCGCATGCGTATCCGAGATAAAGATGAGATGGCAACGTCCGCTCCCAAGCGCCTCGTGGGTATGCACGCCTTGGAAGTGTGTAGCTTGGAGGACGTGCTAGGTAAACTGGGTTCGGGAAGTATGACTCCGCAAGAGTTTACCCAGCTTCAGAACATCGTGGGTAAGATGCAAGGTGCCCTGATACCGCCGCCCCTCCTGCCGAAGGTCGTCTAAGGTGCTGACCAATAGCCCCCCGGGTGTCGAGAAGGCGAACCCCTTCGTCGAGGAAGTGACGAACCTGGAGTTCCAGGATGCGCTGGCGCGGTACATCCGTGAGCGCTACACCGAAGCGTACAACCACAAGATCCAGAACGGCACCACCGCCCGGCTGCTGCGGAACTTGCGTTGCAAGGAAGGGAAGTACCAGCCCGACGAGTTGGCGATGGTGGGCGAAGTCGACGTGTACATCGGTATCGCCGCGCTGAAGTCGCGCGCTGCGGAGTCGTGGCTGCTGGATGTCGTCATGAACACCATGGAGAAGCCGTGGACCCTGACGCCCTCGCCGATCCCTGACCTCCCTGCAGACGTGAAAGAGCAGGCGATCACCCTGCTGGCCAACGAGATTGGCGACCCGAGCATGGGTATGAACACCATGGACGACGTGCGCCAGCGCGCCGGGGAGCTGAAGAAGGCGGTGCTGGCCTACCTGACCAAGCAGGCGAAGGTCTCGACCGCGGCGATGGAGGCTCTGATCGAGGAGCAGATGGATGAGGGCGCGTGGAAGAAGACGTTCTCCGAGTTCATCGCTGATCTGTGTACCTATCCTTCCGCCATCATTCGTGCACCAGTCGTGGTGCAGAAGACCAAGGCGACTTACAAGGGCAATGCCGTGGTGGCTGAGAGCGTGGGGCTCCCCACGACGCGCTGCGTGAGCCCCTTTGACGCCTACCCTTCGCCGGCGTCGACCACGACCCAGGACGGCGACTACTTCGTTGAGCGGCAGCGGTTCTCGCGTGCCAAGCTCTACGGGCTGAAGGATGTCGAGAGCTTCGATGAAGTCAACGTGCGCCTCGCGCTCGAAGCGTACCCCAACGGGTACCAGCTCAATACGAACAACGACTGGGAGCGTGACCGCCTCGAAGGCACCGCGCCTGATATCCAGTACTCCACACGTCTGCTGGACGTTCTGATTTTCAATGGGGTGATCCCTGGCAGCTTCCTGATCGACAAGGGGGTGCTGGTGGATGACCCGCAGCGGCACTACGAGTCGGAAGTCTGGGTGGTGGGGGACTACACCATCCGCGCCGTGCTCAACCCGAACCCGGTCTCCGAGCGCCCGATCCACAGCACCAGCTTTGCCAAGCGCAACGGCGCGTTCTGGGGCGACTCCCCGATCGACCTGACCTACGATATCCAGCGTGTGTGCAACTCATTGTGCCGCGCCATGGTGCGCAATGCGGCGTACTCCTCGGGGCCGATCGCTTTCGTGGATGCCGAGCGCTTCACGGCGGGCGAGAGCATCGACCAGATTGACCCCTACCGCCTGTACTACATCAAGGCGGATCTGGCGGGGACTGGCGCCAAGGCGGTCGAGTTCGCCAAGGTACCCTCGGTGCTGGCGGAGCTGACGCCGACGCTCGACCGCTTCTTCAAGATGGCAGACGACATCTCGGGCATCCCGGCCTACGTGATCGGTAACCCGCAGGTCTCCGGTGCGGGTCGCACGATGGGCGGCTTGAGTATGCTCATGGGCAACGCGGCCAAGGGCATCAAGTCGGTGATGCTCAACATCGACAATGACTGCATCAGCTCGCTGGTGCGTGCGTTCTACTTCTTCAACCTCGTGACATCGAGCGACCCGACCATCAAGTCGGATGCGGACATCGTGGCGCAGGGCACCAGTGGGCTCCTCCAGCGCGAGCTGCAGCAGAGCCGCATGACCGAGTTGCTGCAGTTGCTGACGCCGTACGTGCAGATGAATGTCGTGACCCCGCAGGCTATCCAGTACATGCTGCGCCAGGTGCTCGCCGATCAGGGCCTGGACGTGGACAAGATCATCCCCGACCCTGACATGCTCAAGGAACAGCAGGATCAGGCGCGGCAGCAGGCGATCCAGCAGGCCGCTGGCAGTCCCGGGCCTGACCAGGCCAAGCCACAAGATGCGCCGGTGCCGGGTGCGCAGGGAGCCATCAGCGCTTCCGGTACTCCGGGCTTGCCAGCCCCTTCGGCTGTCCCCGCGCAGGTCGGCGTGAAGTACGCTGTGCCTGCCGAACCCCTTCCTCCGGGAGCCTAAATGCAAAACGCGAATCTCTCGACAGGACAACGCATCCCCCGGGTGCCGACCATCGCTGCGGGCGGTACGGACGAGATGGTTCTATTCGGGCGGTACGCGACGGACCCCATCAGTCCCATGCTGCAGGTAGGCGCCGCACCCATGGTGTTGAAGGCGTATGGCTTGCTCGCGGGCGAGACGGTAACGGTAAACAACGTCTACGCACCTACCGGGGCGATGGCCGAATATAGTTACAAGGGCGACTCGATTGTATTGACCAGTACAATGAGTACCGCAGTGCTGGTGATCACGGGTAATTATCGGCTGGTATTTGCCGGGGCTATGCTGGGCGCGGTGCTGGTGACCGCGACGACGCTGGCTGGTCAGAGTAGCGGGGCCGATGTGGGTGCGCTGCGCAGTCAACTGGCGAACCCCAATTTATACTTCGGGCCAGGCATTACTGCTACGCTAAGCCAGAAGGTGCAAGTCACCCGCGCCCCTTGGGCATTCCGTGCCTACGGTCTGACTCCCGGGGTCACAATCCAAGTGTTGAATGTCACGCCGACGGCTACTGGCGAAATGACATCCCCTTTCGCACAGAACATGCAGGAATACCTGCTGTCCAGTACCAACAATACCTTGGTGCTAGAGCTGGCGGGATCGTACCGTTTTCAGTTGGCGGGTGACCCTACAGGTGTGCTTCTGGTGGGTAATGAAAATCCGATTATTTTCATCGACCCTTATATACCGAGCAGCTACACCTTTGGGGATACTGCAAACATCGTACATGCGATAGCGGGGGATGTTGTTTCTTTTGGCCTGACCCTTGTTACGGACGCCGGCGGTGGTGTTTTGCAACGTACAGCATTTGATGGGTACGGGCGAAAGACCGGAACCAGTTCTGCCACGACGACCGACTTGGCTGAAGGGACGAATCTCTATTTCACTGATCAGCGCGCAGAAGATGCGGTCGGCGGCATTCTGAGGAACAGCGCCAATGTGTCGATGACCTACGATGCTGGCGCACACACAATCACTGCTGACCTGATCGACCTTGCTGATTCAGGCGTCGGTTTGGCGCTGGTGAAGATCACGCGCGATGCGAAAGGTCGCGTGTCTGGGACGCATGCGGCAACGACAGATGACCTGGCCGAAGGCAGCAGCCTCTACTTCACCATGGCGCGCGTGCTGGCGACGATCCTCGCCGGCCTATCCACTGCCACGAACGCCGTCATCACGGCCGCCGATTCGGTGCTGGTGGCGCTTGGAAAGCTGCAGGCGCAGATCACGGCGACGAACGCGGTCGTGAATCCGATCAATGCCTACATCCTAACGGCGCACTCAGGCGCCTTGATCCAAGCCCACACGGGCGAAACCTTAAACGTGAGGGTCTGAGATGCCATTCCTTTCTGCGCTACCAACAGTTGACCCGCAGAGCGTGGTGGATGGCGCCACGCTCTGGAACAACGGCTTCAAGAACTACCTGATCAATGGCGACTTCGAAATCAACCAGCGCGCGTTTGCCGGCGGTGCGCTGGCGGCTGGTATCTACGGATTCGACCGCTGGAAGGCGGGAACGGGCAGCTGCAATATCTCACTAAGCGCCGGCGTGCTGACGCATACCAGCGGCCCGCTGGTCCAAGTGGTCGAGGCGCCGAACCTCGCTGGAAAAACGATCGCGGTGAGCGTCGACGGGCTGAGCGGCGGAAACCTTTCAGTGAGCGTGGAGGGCGTGGCCGGAGTCATCGTCGCGGCAGCTGGACGTTCGGGTGTGTCGATCGCCGTGCCTGGCACGAGCACGGGCAACGTGACTGTGACGCTGACGCCTGCCAGCGGCGCGGTGACCTACAAGCGCGTGCAGGTGGAGCTGGGAAGCGTGGCGACGGCGTTTGAGTGGAGGCCCGCGGCGCTCGAACTCGACTTGTGCGCGCGGTATTTTCAATTTGTCTTTACAAATCAAGGCGACGCCTTCGTCATGGCCGTCGCTTACGGGACAACAAACGCGATCGGCTATTTATATCTTCCAACTCCGATGCGAATTGTGCCGTCGTCGGTCACGACAGGCGTCGTCACCATGACCCCTCCAGGCGCAACCACAGCGGGGTCTGGTGCTATCAGCGTCACTATGGTGAGTAATCAAATTGCTGCGCTGCTTGTCACCCTATCTGGTCTAACCGTGGGGTCCGCCGGATATTTTTCAGCACAAACGAACCCGCAGACCATCAGCATCGACGCGGAGCTATGACCATGTACCAACTCACCGAAAATCCCGATCAGGTTATCCGTCTTGATGACGGCGCCACTATCCCGCGTGGTCACCGTTGGTGGGACGACTACGAGGCGTGGCTGGCTGCTGGCAACACCCCTCAGCCAGCGACTGACACACGCGCTTCCGATGCCCGCGGCAAGCGCGACGGCCTGATCGCTTCCTGCGACTGGACGCAGATCCCCGATGCGCCACTGACCGCCGCTCAGCGCGCCGCATGGGTTACTTACCGTCAGGCGCTGCGCGACGTGCCGGCGCAGGCGGGGTTTCCAGACACGATCGACTGGCCCATAACTCCATGACCCCTTCCCCCGACTACGAGAGACTGGCTATGCCAAACCCATCGCCTTTCCCAGATTCCCAAGCCCATGACACAGGGGCCTCGATCAGGGTACTTTTGCAGGGGCTCATCCTGGCCGCTATTCTTGGCCTGGTCGGTATCGTGATCCAGCAAGGCAAGGATCAGCAGAGGTCTGATGAGGCGAAGAGTGTTCAGATCGCTACGCTGCAGGCGCAGATTGCCAGCCTTACTGCGTCACTGGCAGGCCTTCCTGATCTTGGCTCTCATGTGACTACGTTGGAGGTAAGGCAGGCCGATATTGCTCGAAGGGTCTCCGTGCTTGAAGATAACCGGGTAGCTTCGGAGCTACGCCGAACGGGAGCCATGCGATGAACCTGATCACCATGCTCGAAGCGCGGCTGGTCTCTGACTGGCGCAATGTGATGAAGTGGCGTAGCGCACAGTTCGTCACGGGCGGCGCAGTATTCTCTGCCTTCGCCTTCGCGTTGTCGCTCAGTTCGGCGGGCATGCAGTTCATCGGCGTGGCAGGAATGCGTCTAGCCATCCTGATCTGCGTCGTGATCTTCATCTGCGCCTTCATCGGCCGCGTGTGGAAGCAGAAGCCCAAGGACTCGGAGCAGGACGATAACTCGGAGCATGCGTGATGGCCGTGAGCAACAGAGCAAAGGGCGGCGTTGCCATCGGATCGGCGGCCCTGATCGTCGCTACGCTGGTCGGTATCTACGAGCCCGGCGCGAACGTCAACAAGCCGTACTGGGACCGCTTCGGCCAAGTCTGGACGGTATGCGAAGGCCACACGGGCAACGTCGACCCGAAGCGCACCTACACCGACGCGGAGTGCAAGGCGTTCAAGATGGCAGACATCGCTGCAGCTCAGGCCATTGTGAAGCGCTGCCTACCCATGCCCATGCTGCCGCAGATCGAGGGCGCTGTAAGCGACGCGACGTACAACATAGGCCGAGCTGTCGTATGCGGCTCGACGCTGCAGCGCAAGGCGCTGGCGAATGACTGGCCCGGTGTTTGCGCCGAACTGAGCCGGTGGGATCACGCAGGGGGGCGGGTGCTCCCCGGCTTGACGCGACGGCGTACCAATGACCGCGAGATTTGCGAAGGTAAAGCGGTCCTCGATATGTGGGCGAAACCATGATCACCACCCTGTACGCCAAGTTGATTGCCGTGGCGATAGTTCTCGCAGCTCTGGCCGGCGCCGGCTTCTACCTGCACCACAGCGGCTACGAGTCAGGGAAAGCTGTCGTGCAAGCGAAGTGGAACGCCGAGAAGCTGGTGCAGGCCGATGTGGCGATCAAGGCAACTGCTGCGGCCCGAGCGCACGAGAACGCGCAGGTCGTCAGCTTCAGCGGTATCGAATCCAACTTTCTACAGGCCGCCACTCATGCGTATCCATCGGTTGCTGATGCCCTTCCCGCTGCTGTCACTGCTGGTACTGTCAAGCTGCGCAACGCTTGCCCCATCGCCCCCGCAAGTCGTGGCATGTCCCAAGTTACAGCCCGTTCCCGCGCTGCTGATGCAGCCGCCACCCAAGCCCTTGCTGACCGCACCCAAAACGCGATCGCTGTTGTTCGACTCAACGACGCAAGCGACGCCCGCGAGCGCGTCCTCGACGCTCAGATAATCGGCTTGCAGGCGGTGCTGGTGGCCGAACGACGAAAGTAGAGAAGAAAGGTGTAGCTGGCAAAGGTTAAGGTTTTAGCGTACGGTTTCATCCCATCCACGTTCACCCTCATCAGGAGACCATCCCATGGTCGCGTTCAACGACAAGAAAAAGAGCACGGTCCCCGCCAGTGACAAAGGGTTCGGGCGCGGTAGCAGCATCAACCAGAACATGCCTTCGCAGCCGAACCAGTTCGGCAA